CGCCCCTCCTGATCCAGATCCCGGGCATTGACCCGACCTGGCTGGCCAAGGAGGCGATCAAGCGCATGGACGACGGCGTGGACATGGCTGAAGCCGTCAAGGCCGCCATTCCGTCCATCGTCCAGCAGAACGCCCAAAAGCAGATGGGCGAGGCCCAGATGGCCGGCGGCCCGGAGGCCATGGGCGGTGCGCCGATGCCTGGCCCTGAAGCCGCGGCTCCTGGAGCTCCTCCCGGCGGCAACGCCCAGGTGCCCAACATGCCGCAGCCGAAGATGTACGGGCTGCCGACTCCTAGCCCCCAATAAGGGGGAAGTGCGCGGATTGCAAAGCCACGGCTCCGACGAAAGATCGGAGTCGTGGACAATTCGACGCTAACAACGCCCGCCGAAGCTTCGTCAGCTCCGGCCACACACGACCCGACCCCGGCTCCGGCCGAGGTCACGCAGTCTTCGACCCCCGATATCGGGACGGGGCAGGAGACGGCACCGACGCTAAATGAAGGGACTGCCAGTTCGTCGCCGGCGGTCGACAAGGACGCTAAGAAGGATAGTTTGCTGGATGTCGTAAAAACGGCGTTTGAAGCGAAGGATCCCGCGGACCCGTCCACCGCGAAGGTACAGTCGACTCCCGCACCGGGACAGCCTAACGATGCGCCAGGCAAGGACAGCCAGGCGCAGAAGGACGGCTCCGAAGTGCAGTCCGACTTGCCGTTCCACAACCACCCCCGATGGAAAGCGATGATCGCTGAACGCGACAGCTTCAAGCCGGCGGCTGAGCAGTACGGAAAGATCACCACGTTCATGAAGACCAACGGCCTGACCCCTCAGGAAATGGCCGAAGGCATGACTGTGATGGCGCTGATGAAGACCAACCCCGCGGCCGCCTACCAGCAGCTGCAGGGCTATGTCCAGAACCTGGCCCGTTTCACGGGGGATGTACTTCCCCCGGAGATCAAGGACAAGCTGGACAACGGCTACATCGATCCGGACTCCGCGAAGCGCCTCGCGCAGCTTGAGGCCGAGCGTGAGTTTTCATACGCCCGTCAGGTGGAAGAACAGCAGCGCATCCAGGCTGAGCAGGAGATGGTCGCCCGCCAACAGGCGATCGACAACTCCAATCAGATGGTCGCCGCCGTCATGCGTTGGGAACAGGCAGAACGGGCGAAGGATCCCGACTGGTCCCAAAAATACGAGATGGTGCAGGACCGGGTGAAGGCTCTCCTGACCCAGCAGCCAGCCAGCAATCCGTCGGATGCAATCAAGATCGCACAACGCGCCCTTACCGACGTGAACGCTCGCCTCAGGCCGCTGGCAGGGAGGACGATGCCGCTCAGGACCCCAGCCAGCTCTTTGTCGTCCGCTTCAACAACGCCGGCCCCCAGATCCCTCGCGGACCTGGTCCGGATGGGGCTGCAAGGCTCCTAAACCAAACACGAACCAGATACCACCATGGCCAACTCCTTCTCCACCCTCGACCACATCGTCGCCTCGGCGCTCGACTTCCACGTGAAGTCCGACGCCTTCAAGCAGACCATCCAGGAAAAGCCCCTGATCGGCGTCTTCACCAAGCGCCAGCAGACTTTCCCGGGCGGCAAGGGCGACATCTCCCTCCCGGTTTCCTTCCAGTCCGAGCTCCCCTCGATCTCCGGCTACGAAGGCGACGACCAGGTTTCCTACTCCAACCCGCAGAACACCCGCCGGGTGTTCTACCCCTGGAAGGAAATCCACGCCGGCATCTCCGTCACCCTCACCGAGCTCAAGATCGACGGCATCTCCGTCACTGACTCCGTGACTGGCGAGAACACCAGCAAGCACAGCGGCCGCGACGCCACTGTCTTGACCAACATCCTCAAGGCCAAGCTCGACGACATGACCGAAGGCTGGGCCCGCAGCTTCAACACGATGCTCTGGAAGGACGGCACGACCGACGCCAAGAAGGTCCCCGGCCTCTCCAGCTTCATCAAGCCCGGCCTCGCCATCACCGGCGGCACTGTGGACCTGAACGCTGTCGGCACCACCGGTGGCCTGTCCCGCGCCGCCAATCCGCTCTGGCGCAACCGGTCCGGCCAGTTCGGCTATGTCGCCGGCCAGACCAACATCATCGACGGCCTCCGCAAGGAGATCCGTCAGCTGAAGCGCTACGGCGGCAAGCCGACGACCATCCTGTGCGGTTCCGGGTTCCTGGAGCTGCTGGAGAAGGAGATCCACAACAAGGGCTTCTACTCCATGACGGGCTTCTCCAAGGGCACGAACACTGTCGGCATGGGCGCCACTGAGCTCCTGGGCGTCGGCGAGTTCGTCTACGACCCGACCCTGGACGATCTCCCCGGCTACGCTCCGACCCAGAACGGCGACGTCGACGGCGAGGAAGGCAACAACACCCGGACCAACTTCTGCTATCTCATCGATACCGATGCGATCCAGATGTACGTCATGGACGGCGAAGACAAGAAGACCCACAACCCGGCCCGCCCTGAGGACAAGTATGTCATCTACAAGGCGATGACCTGGACGGGCGGCATGGTGGCCAAGCAGCTCTCGGGTTGCGGCGTCTACCAGGCGATCGTCGACTAATCCGGATCAGGATGTCCTACACAAAGGGGGCCCTCAGGGCCCCCTTTCTTTTTGCGCAGCTAGCCAGCCCAAGCACGATCATCCAGGTATGCAAACCGCCATCGCTGAGATCCTGCTGAACGGGAATGTCCAACACACTGTCGTCCGGTCCGTCACCGCGGCCGAGGTGCCCCTGCTGCGCGAGGTCCATGGTTCCGACGCCGTCGTCAACGGCCAGGGCCTGGTCGTCACCAAGCGCACCCAGGCCGCCGAGGTCGCCCGCCTGAAGGACGAATACGGCGCCCAGGTCTTCTCCAAGGTCTACGCCGGCACCTTCCCCAAGCTGCCGAGCACCTTTGAGGAAGTCGGCCTGGAGATCCAGAAATCCGATACCAAGCCCGCCAAGAAGGCCGCGGCTGCCGAATAAGCCATGGCCCGGGGAACCAGCTTGCTGGCCCTACGCGACCAGCTGAAGGCCGAGATCGGGGCTTCCCCGAACGTGGCCATGGGCGTGAACACGATCGAGCAATTCGACAACCTGTTGCGCCGGACCCAGCAGCGCCTGTGGAACGACTTCGACTGGTCCTTCGGGATGATCGAGCGGGACGAGCCCCTGATCGCCGGGCAGCGGTACTACACTTTCGACAACGACATCGACTTCGACCGGATCGTCGAGTCGCACGTCAAATACGGCAGCATCTGGCACCCGATCGACTACGGCATCGGCCCGGCGCAGTACAACAACCACGACTCCGACGCCGGCGGCCACACCGAGCCGGTCGTCCGGTGGCGCCATTACGAGGGCAACCAGTTTGAAGTCTGGCCCGTCCCGACCACCAGCAGCCAGATCGTCCGGTTCAAGGCCGTCAAGAAGCTGGCGCCCCTGGTCAATTCGGCCGACATCGCCACCCTGGACGACACCCTGATCGTCCTGTACGCGGCCGCGGAGTACCTGGCGCGGACCAAGGCCGCCGACGCCACGGCCAAGCTGAGCCAGGCCCAGGCCCATTTCAACCGCCTCAAGGGCATGGGGCTCAAGACTGATCGCTTCATCTATGGCGGCGGCGTGGATCGCGCCGAGCGCCTTCGGATCGTCGGCGGTCGCTTCGTCCGGGACGACCGGCCCTACTGATGCCTTACATCGTCGTCGAGAGCTTCAAGGGCGGCCTGGACCGCCGGCGATCGGACCTGGTGTCCGCGCCCGGGATGCTGATCAAGGCCGAGAATGTCCATGTCACCCGCGGGGGCGAGATCGAGAAGCGCAAGGCCTTCGTCGCCGTGGACGCCGGCGTGGACACCGAACACCAGAACCCGTTTGAAGGCACCTACGGGATGGAGTCGACCAGCGAAGGCGTGACTGTCTTCACGACCAGTTATCAACAGGTTTCCTGGTACAACGCCGGCCGATGGATCAGGTTTCTTTACATTTCTTCGACTGATTGGGGTGTAGCTACGATCGCCCATGACAAACTTTATTACCGCTTCGGAAACCGGCCAGCGAACGAAACTCACGAATTGGACCTTCCACAACTTTCAGTCTCTGATCCGCAAATACAGATCCCTGAAAATTGTGAAACAATTGAAATTAGTTTTGATCAACCAAACCAAAACAGTCCGCTTCAAAATTCATTTTATGTGAGGCTAAAAGGTGGTCAGTATTCAGTCATTCTCGTTTGTGACGACGGGTTGGTGCAGGAAGGCGTGGTGCTTGATGTAGACACAAAAACATTGGATTACGGCGACATGATGATCGTCAACATTGAGAGAAACTACAGCACAAGCTTGTCGTACAATTGGGGTGGGAATAGCGCCACATCTGCTACAGCCAGTAGGTTCCAAGTCTACAATCAGCACTCAGGCGTCCCATTTTCGATACTCAAGGGTCATGCGTTTGATGTTCCAAAAGACGTTTATGTGGATCTAACCGGAGGTGGAAATCCCAACATCACATACCCGTCTCCATTTATTCGTGGTGCGTGGGTTTCTGAGCAGGGTGTATCTAACATTGCGATCGTTATTTCTCAGACAATTCCGTTGCAGCCATTTGATGATGGCGTGCGACAACTCAGTATTCCTTTGATTTGGAACAGAAAAACTATTCGCCAAAGAATAACGTCAATTTACACCAATGTAACTGTCGTTGAATTGGATCACCCGGACAAGGTGCAGATGACCGGGATCGTCTTCTCGACTGTCTACGGCGGCAAGTCGTTCGTCCTGGCCAAATTCGCCAACGGGGATGTCCTGCCGTTTTATGACGGCAAGCTGGTAGGCGCCTTCACCGATGGCGTCTACCGCGAATACTACGGCGGCCTGTACCGGTTCGTGGACAGCATCGCCGAGCTGATGCGCGGCGGCTTCCAGATCGCCCAGGACAACTACGAGCTGGACAGCTCCAACAACGACCAGATCCGGCAATACTCAGTCTCAACGACCACGACTGTCAACGGGACCAGCATGACGATCACCGGCCCGGCCAATGTCGATTTCAAGGTGGACGCCTACATTGACAGCCCGTGCGCGTACACGATCGAGACGATCCAGAATTCGTCCGCTACAATCGCCGCAAAAACGGCCACGGCGTCCTTCACAGTAGCAGCCGGCACGAGCGGCCACGCCTACACAGGCCACACTCTCCGCCGTTTAAACGGCCACGCAGTCCCTGGCATCACCGGCATCTTCATTACGGCAGATCCTGACACACCTGATCCGGCTGATGACATTGAGATCACCGGCATCGACCGGGTTGCCCCGGATCAGATTGTCTGGCCCTACACCGGCCTGACCAGCGGTGACGCATGGGATGCGAACCAGAAGCTTTGCTACGCAATCTCGTACATCATCAACACCAACACGACCAATTCCAGGATCTCATCCAGCTACGCTAATTACGGCGGCGGATGGAACAAGAACGACCCGGCTACGTTTGGCATCAGCACGACATCTAAGATGGGAGCCGCGTTCAACGGGCGAGGCGTCTGGGTGGAATTCATCAGTAATGCAAACATTCAGCCTCCATCGCAGTACATGTATGAATTGTTGAACACCAGCACAGCCATGGTCAGTCCTTACGACCCAACCAGGTTTCTTGTCCGGATGTCTTCATCCGGCTATGAAGGGGGCGGGTCTGGTGTCTTGATTAACGGCGTTCGCAATTCCGTGGACTCAATCGTGGCGAACAATGTTGAGCTACTTTCCGATGTGGACCCGGTTACAATGGGTACTGCCAAGCCGGACAAGTCCCAGTATTTCACGACCGGCGTCGAGCAGCTGGCGATCGACATCGTGGACAGCATCAACCACGGATCCGGCACCCATAATTACAGCGCAACACGCGATGGCGCCCGCGTGACGATCTCCGCTGCGGTTAGCGGCGAAGCCGGCAACAACAAGCCCCTGAATTTCCAGACATCCGGCAATGTCATCCTGTCCGCAAAGACGGCCTTTTCAGGCGGCCGCGACAGCATCCCAGGCCAACCAAAGATCGTGCGGATCAATTTCACCGGTACGCCGACAGTCGGCAATAAATGCTGGGTCATGATCACGGATCCGGCCCGGCCTCAGACCCCCTACAAGTTCGGAGCGACCCGCATGGCCGGCAAGAAGGGGATCTTCTGCTTCACCTACAAGGGCAAGGAATACATCGGCATCGGTTCCACCCTGTATTTCTCATCCCTGAACAACCCGGTCAAGTGGGACACCTACGATACCGGGTCCGGGTTCATCGACATGTCGAATAACTTTGGCGGCCGGGACGACCTGACCGGGGCCGGCGTCTACCAGAACAACATCGCGGTGTTCACCGAGCGAAACTGCCAGCTGTGGTTCTTCGACCCCGATCCGAACCAGAATTCCCAGAAACAGATCCTGGACAACACCGGCTGCCTGGCGCCCAACAGCGTGGTCTCGGTCGGCGCGACCGATCTTTTTTACCTGTCCTACAACGGCGTCCGGTCGCTGCAGTCGCGCGAGAGCACGGACGCGGCCTACGCCAACGACATCGGCTCCCCGATCGACGAGATCGTGATCTCCATCCTGGCCGGCCTGACGCCCGCGCAGCGCGCGGAAGCCAAGGCCCTGATCGAGCCGATCGACGGCCGGTACTGGATCAGCATCGGATCGCGCCTGTTCGTCCTGTCGTATTTCAAGGGGTCCAACATCCTGGCCTGGAGCGAGTATGTGCTCGGCTTCCAGGTCGATGAGATGGTCGCCTTCAGGGACAAGGTCTACCTCCGGGCCGGCAACAAGATCTACCTGTACGGGGGCAACAGCGGTTCCGAATACGACAGCTGCCCGGTCGTGGTCGAGCTCCCCTACCTGGACGCCAACAAGCCCGGGACATTCAAGTCCGTCAATGGCGTGGACATCACTTGCCAGGGCACCTGGAAGGTGTTCATGGGCTTCGACTACACCAACGCCAACGCGCGGGACGAAATCGCCACCTTCACCCAGCCGTCCTTCGCCCTGGGCAAGATCCCGGCGACCGGCATCGGCACCCACATCGGCGTCAGGCTGACCAGCGAACACCCGGGCTACTCCCGCCTGGCCAATGTCCTGGTCCACTATGACGATCTCCACTCCAAACATGAAGCTGGCTGAGATCTCACTGAAGCCCGTCCTCCATGTGGCGTCCAGGATGCGGGAAATGGACCGCCAGGAGATCTTCGCGACCCGGTGGAGTCACGACCCCCATGTGATCGCCGAGCTGATCGACAAGGCAAACCCGCCCGGCTTCGTGGCCCTGGCCGACGACGGCGAACCGGTCTGCGTCGTAGGCGCGCACGAGATGTGGCCCGGCGTTTTCTCGGTGTTCATGTTCGCCACCGACAGATGGAAGGAGGTTGCGTTCGACACGACCAAGGCCGTGAAGCGGATCCTCATCCCCGCCGTAATGTCGGACACGTTCGTGCGCGGAGAGTGCAAGTCACTTTCCACCCACGAGGAAGCGCACCGGTGGCTTGAAGTGCTCGGCGCCTCCAAAGAGTCGGAGCACCCGTGCTACGGAAAAAACGGGGAGACATTTTTCACTTACAGCTGGACCAGACAACCGGCGAAAACAAACTGACCATCATGTGCTTCTCCAACTCCGGCCCCGATTACGGCGCGATGGCGCGCGCGGATGAAGCCGCGCGCCAGGCCCGCATCAAGCAAGGCATGGCTTCGATCGACAACACCTTCAAGCAATTCAACTCCGACTTCTACGATCGCCGGAAGGACGCCTTCACCGCGTCCACGATGCCCCAGCTGAACGATCAGTTCGACAAGACCAAGGAGCAGATGCAATTCAACCTGGCTCGATCCGGGCTGACCGACTCCAGCGTCCGAACCGCGAACGAAGGCGAGCTGCAGCGCCAGATGGATGTGAACAAGGCCGATGTCGCCGGCAAGGCCCTGGACTTCGCCAACCAGGCGCGCACCCAGGTCGAACAGAACCGGTCCGACCTGGTAGGCCAGCTGAACGCCACAGGCGACGCCCAGGCTGCCGCCCAGGGCGCCCTTTCGCGCGCCGCGATCGCAGCCAGCCAGCCGTCCATCTCCCCGATCGGGATGATGTTCCAGAACACCACCGGGCTCCTTGGCCAGGCCAGCCAGGCCGGCGCCTACGATCGCCGGGCCCCAGGCCTCCAGGCCTACGGGCTTCCCATGAGATCTATCAGCCCTTCCAAGGAAAGGACTGTAGGAAGCTAACATGTGCGACTTCGCCACAGCTTCCCTGGTAGCCACCGCCCTTGGAACGGCCGCTCAGGCTAAGGCTGCCTCCCAAACCCGCAAGGCCATGAACAATGTCCAGGCGGCCGAGAGCCTCAGGCAGAAAAAGATGCGGGATGAAGCCGACGCCCTGTTCAACGAGTCCCTGGGGTCGGAAACCCAGGCCAACACGATCAAGGCCGAGGACAAAGCCATCGCGGATCGCCAGGCTGCGGCCACCGCGGCCCAGGCCACTGGCTCGGCTGCCGACATCGGCTCGTCCTACGGCAACAAATCCCAGATCGTTGCGGACGAGTCGCGCGTCCGGTCGGCTTCCGGCAAGGCTGCCTCCAGCATGGAGGCCGCCGCCAAGGCCAAGCTCGCCGGTTTTGGCGACGCCGCCCAGCTCAACGCGATCAAGAACGCCCGGATGCGCCTGGGCCAGGGCATCATCGCCGGCAACATGGCCGGATCGGCCGCAGCCTCGGGCGCCGAGCTGGACTTTGCCAGCCGCGCCGGCGACAACATGAAGAACATCGGCTCGGCCCTGTCCACGATCGGCACCCTTAGCGGCATGGCCGCCGGGGCCGGGGTAGGCGCTCAGACTGCCGAGGAGGCCGCAAACGCTGCGGCGGATGACATGGGCTTCCTTAACTCCCTGGACGGGTCCAACACGCTCAAGCCTGTCGGGGATGGCAATTATCTGCACCTGCAGACCAACCGACTCTACAAGGGAAGCGACCTCGACTGGTCCACCTTTGCAACCACTAACAAAGGCCCGGCCTTCATGAACCTTGTTAACTTGTTTAGGCCCAAGAAAGGCAACGAAATCCAATAACCATGCCTGACTATTCCGGATACGCCCCACGCCAGCAGCAGCAGGACCCCAACCTGGCCGCATGGGCCCAGATCGGCGGCAACATCGCCAACATCTTCGGGCTGGATCCGGCCAAGGCCGCCGAGGCGCGCCGCGGCATCCAGCAGGAGGACTACAACGAGCTGCGCAACCAGGCCCAGATCCGGCAGCAGCTGGCCAACAAGCGCGTTGGTGAGCTCCTGGGCGGCAAGGGGTTCGACCCGGCTCGCGGAGAATTCGTAGATCCGGTCGCGTACCAGGAATTTGTCCAGGCGATGGCCGATCTAGGGGACGCCCGCCAGGCGGTCCCGTTCGGCCCTGGCCGATGGAACGCCCAGCAACAGGCCAAGATCGATGCCGATAACAGGTCGTTCGATTACAAGGCCGGCGTCCAAGCCAAACGGGACGAAAAAGAAGCCGCCAAGCAAGCCGAAGCCCTAAAAAAAGCTGAAGCTTCCGCAGCTGCATCCAAAAACGAGGAGCTTTCAAAGGAATTTGAAGAACGAAAACGTTGGGGTGGAAGAAAGATCACGTTTAATCCGGCTCAAGCTTTCGACAATTTTAACAGGGCCTTTAGTGCAACCGGCCTACGGACCGGAAACGAACGATACACAGTGACGCCCGAAACAGCTTCTCTCCCTGAAGATAAAAGAAAATACAATGCAACCGATGCCTGGCGTGCCTGGATGGACGCAAACGGCCTAAAAGAAAAGGTCGTTGCGAACGCCGATGTCAGGTACGGATCTGATGCGTTTCTTGGGGCTAGAAATCAGTTGGCAGTCATGGTCGGTGACACGCTGGGGATGAGCCCAAACAGCCCTGAAGTAAAAGACCTGGTTGAGCGCATTTACGCCGGAGAAATGAATAGACAGGTCGCCGAGCAATCAGTCCCAACCCCGGCTGTCAGCAGCCAAGCCGAAGTGGATCAAATTATGAAGCAAGCAGCTACTGATCCTTCAAATGCTCCCGAATACATGATTGTCAGAATTCCCGTGATCAACCCACAGGACGGCACTGTGTCGTTCCAGCACAAATTCTTCAGCGTTGGCGCTGTGGCTAGAATGAAACCTGACAATCCGAACCACCCGATCAACATCCTTCAGCGGGCTCGTTGAGCATGGCCGCTCCGTTCAATTACGAGGAATGGCTGAAGCGCGGATCAGCGCCAAGCCAGGAACAACCACGTGCTGCTCAGCCAAGCTACACGCCTGGAAAGTTTCCTACAGCCCCAGATCTAAACCCTGTTTTTTTTGACGCCAGCAAGCTGGCCAAGCCAGGCCAGCAAATCCTCGCGATGTCCGGCGACGAGGCCTATCAATACGCCCTGGAAAACTACGGGGAGTCAGCGTTTGAGCAGGACGACAAAGGAAAGTTCAGGATCCGGGCCGATGTAGTTCATTCAGATCCGAAATTCCTTACCGGAGGCGTCCCAAAGAAACTGATCAAGCAGACTCCTGATCGTTACGACAGAAACCGAGAAACATCCTACATCGTCCCGGAAGCCGAACCGCAAGGCGCCGATGTCTTGGAGTTCGATCGGCAGATGGGGATGTTCAACCCCTACGACATTCAAAATCCGCTGGTGGAGACGGCCGTCGGCGGCTACGCGAGGGATGCTTTTGAAAAGAGAAAAGCAGCCGGCCTTGAGACCAGGGAATGGGAGGATGCCAAGAAAACCTACCTAACCGCCTGGGCTATCGCAAAACGAGACCAGGCTGTCGCTGCTCATTATGGCAGCCCGTCGATCGCCTTCAGTTTCAACAATCCTGACGACCCGAAAAAGAAGATCATTCCCGAGAATGTCTCCCACATCCCGGGCGTTGGCGCCACTGTAGGTGCGATCAACGCATTTCGAGGCAGCGTCAATGACTCCGTCAAGGCATCCAATTTCTGGGATGTCGGAAGCTACCTAGGAAAACTGGCCCAACCTCCTGGATCGGTTCAGGTCGATTTCAGCGCGCCGCCGGCATCGGTCAATCGATTTGCCGGTGAGCCGCGCGTGAACATGAATGAGCCGTTTGAAATCAGCAATTTTATAAGGCAGTCCATCATCGACGAATACGGCGGCGAAATCGAACACATGTCTCCCGACCAGCTCCAGGAGATCGTGGACAGCAAGGCGGCCAGCCTGAACATCGAAAAAGCAAGGAAATCGATGCGCGCTTTTTCGGACGCGAACAGAGCCGGGAATGAAAGCGCCATGGGTTGGAGGACAGCGGCCGGTTTCAAGACCTTGAGCGAGGCGCGCGAAGGCGGCGTAGGCGATTTGCTGTCCTGGGCTACCCAGTCGGCCGCATCTTCCGGCATGGCCACCGGGGCCCCGATGATGGCGTCGATGGTTGGCAGCTTGCTCAGCCCGGCTGCCGGCAGAGTAGCCTCGGCTGCCGTCACAAAGTCGCTTTCGACCAACGCGGAATTCATGGACACGATGGCGGTCTGGCTGGCCGGCCATGACATCGACATCAACAAGCCGGCCGACCAGGTTATGGACGAGATCGTCAAGCTTCACGACAAGGACCCCAAGGAATTCCAGAAGGAGCTAGCCAGGATCGTAAATTACGCCCATGTGGCAGGGTTGGCTGAAGCCGGTACTGCAGCCGTCCTGGACGTTGGCCTGGACAAGGCCTTCAAATTGGCCGGAGCCGGCAAGTTTTCCAAGGAAGGCAGCCTTCTCAAGGCTGCCATGCGGATCGGGAACAGAAAGGTGTTCACGAAGCTCCTGGCCCCTAGGGCCTTGAATGTTTTTGAGGAGGCAGCCAAGGAAGGCTTTGAAGAATACTTTACCGAAGTTTTTGTGGGTACGATCAAAGACACAACCGCCGGCGTACAGGCCGGCCAAGGGTTGGTCGGATCATTCCAGAAAGCCCTTCGCAAGCAGTACGAGTCTTACGGCCCGGACAAGGACGAAAAAGCCCTGGAGATGGCCGAGCAGCGCGACTCTGCCGGAGCGATTGGCATTTACATGAGCTTGTTCATGCGCGCCGCCACCGGCAGGGGCAACCCCGACACGGCATTGATGCAGCGAGCCAGGACAAACGCGGCAGCGGCCATGCAAGCCATGGGAGGCGCCAATAGATCCGTGAATGAAATTGTTGCAAGCCTTCAACAAGCCGAAGGCAGGACCATGGAACAGTTGATGGAGTTCGCCGAGGAGCTTGCGCTGATGTCCGGCCATGGAGATCTGGACGACATGATCGCCAGGGACCTGGGCCTAGACCCGGATACCGGCAAGCCGCTTGGCGGCTACACTGATGAGGTGGAAGCGCCCCCGCCTGAAGGCGGCAACATCGGGCAACAGCAGCAAGCCATGGGTGGGCGTGTTCAGAACCAGCCAATCCTGCCTTTTGGGGGTGTTGAGCTTGCGGCCGATCAACCCGTGCCTCCCCCGAGGGTCAGAAACGGAAAACTGATTAAACATTTTAAGCGAGGTCCTGATGGCTCCCTGGTTGATGTGACTTTTGAAAACGAAGATTGGCGCCGGGAGAACCCGCCGCGGATCACCTACTAAATGTAGACCTGAAATTCGTTGCTAAAGACGACCAAAGAAAAATCCTAAATTTATGGCTGTAAGAATTACCACGAACACTGGCCCCAAGACGACCAACACTGACGCGCTTGACCGCGCGATGCAGCAAAGCCAGGAGCTCCAAGCGCTTATTGCAGCCCAAGACGCCGCAAAGGCGTCAACGCCCGCCGGCCAGGCCGATCTGGCTACGCGCCAGGCCACCGGACCGATGCCGACCAGCGGCGTCGACACGATCCTGAACCCGTTCGCCCGGCCCGAAGGCGTACCCCAGGGCGCGCCCACTGATCTGTCTTCGCTGTTCGGCATGGGCACCGCGGGCCTCGGTCCGATCGGCCAGCCCCAGGTTGATCCGATGTCGTCGCCCGCCCTGGGCGCCGGCCTTCCCTCTTACGACGCCGGCATGGCGCCGACCATGGCTCCGGCCATGTCGCCCTTTGCCCAGCCCCAGGTCCCCCCGCAGCTCGCCATGGGCCAGGCCCAGGGCCAGGCGATCACCGGCGCCACGACCCTGGCTGATCTAGTCTCCCGCGGCCTGGGTGGTCAGTCGCCCCTTGGCGCTCCGCCTCAGGCCCCCCAGATCCCGCAGCTCGCGCAGCAGCCGTTCGCGCCGGCCCCAATTGCCGCCCCCCAGATGGCTCCCCAGGCTGCTTTCCCCCAGGCCCCCGGGATCGCCCAGCCCGCAGCCCCGGCCCCGGCTCCTGCCGCCCCCCAGGGCATGGCTTCTTTGTTTGCCCAGCCGGCTCAACAGGTCCAGGCTCCGCAGCAGCCCTATGTCCCAGGATCTTCCCCAGTTCAGCCCCCGGTTCAACCGGCGTATCAGCCCCCGGCTCCCTTCCAAGCTACCCAGCGCGCCGCCGGGCTTCCGGCTCAGCCCCCCGCGCCGGCCCCCGTCGCCGCCCCTGTTCCGGTCGCTCCGGCTCCTGTTCAACAAGCTGCTCCGGCTCCCGCCCCCGCGCCCGTAGCCCCCGCTCCTGCCCCGCAGCAGCCGGCTCGCCGCGGTGCCCCGCTGCAAACCGATCCCAATGCGGTCAATCCCCAGGAAGACTTCCCGGAAGCCCTGGCTGCGCGCCGCGCCAACCAGCGCGCCGACGGCAACGACCCCGGTCGCCCGTACACCCCGTCTCCCTACGAGCGCCCGGATGAGCCGGCGCCGATCGAGCAGCCCCAGGAGCAGCCGGCCGAAGCCCCGGTCGAGCCCGAGCTTGAGCCCGCGTTCGCCGGCTCTCCGCTGCAGAACACCCGTCCGGCCGAGTCTTCGATTGAAGGCGGCGAGCTGGTCGTTGTCGGCCGGGATGGCCGCCGCTTCTCCCAGGGCAACAAGGGCATCTCCCCAAATCTCCTCGCTCGCGTAGGCCTGACGCGCGCCGTCCTAAGCCAGTTCGTGGATCGCGCCGTAGTCGGCGAGATGACTGTCCCGGATCGTCCGATGGACAACGCCGACGATGTCGCCGCCCTGGCCTACGAATATCTCCGCAAGCAGCCCCAGGAAAACCTAATGCTCGTGATCCTGGACGGCCAGGGCCGTCCGCTCCAGATCCTGCGCCATCAGCTCGGGGCCATTTCGAGCGCTAATTTCGTCCCCCACATCCTGGCCGGCGTAGCCGCCAGCACCCGGGGCGCCCGCACTGTTTACCTGGTGCACAATCACCCGTCGACCACGACCCGGTTCTCGCAAGCTGACGTCGGGGCTGCTCAAAAAATTGCCGCGACGATGGAGCCGATTGGCCTTCGTTTTGGCGGCTCGCTGGTTGTCACCGACGGCGACGCTTACGAAGGAACGATGGTCCCAAAGTACATCTTCCACCCGGGCGGCGACCAGGTCAACAAAACCCCGGACGCCATCAACACGGCGAACACCAAGCTGCCCAATAATTGGAACGAAGGATCGGTGAAAAACGTCGTCGTTTTTGACGATCGCATCGACGAAGGCATCGCGACGACCAAACTCCAGGTCGTTGAGCGCATGTTTGAGGTCCGAAAAGAAGCGCTTTTCCCGCGCATCGCCGAACCGAAGGACGCGATCGAGCAGATCCCTCCGCTTCTCCGTAATCTCCCAGGCGTCGCCATGCTCGACAAGGCCGGCCGCTTGGTAGGCGTGATCCAGATGAGCATCTCCGAGATGCGGAACGTGTCTTCGGCTGCCTCGATCATCTACCCGGAGCAGGGCCAGGCTCGCGATTACATCGGCCAGGAAAGCGATCGCGCCCCTGGCGACCAGGACAAGCGCACTTACCGCCGCGAAAAGTTTAACAAGGACGTCGGCCCGGGCGCCTGGAACAACCCGCTTGCCATGCTCATGGCCGCTCTAGAGCGGTCCAACGCCGAGAGCGTGATCATCAGCATGGGCCCCAACGATGTCGGCACCTCCGGGAACGACACCAGGACGGACGCCGTCACGAACCTCCAGAAGGCCATCCTCCGCGTCGGCGGCCAAAAGGTCGAGGTGTTGGACGTCATCAACAACAAAAAGAATTTCAGCAATCTGGTAATTTCGCAGTTCAGCAACGCCGCGTCCTACCAATCCGGCGACAAGACCGGGGGCCGCATGAGCACCGGCCAGCGCACCGGCTTCAACGAACCTGGCACCGAATACGGCGCCGAAGGCGAAGGCGACCAAGCTCCGATCGAGCGCGAAGCTCCGCAGTCCCTGGGCGACGTCGTCAGCCAGGGCATGGGCGTCGAGGAAGGCGAAGCTGCCAGCGAAACCAACCCGGATGATCCTAACGCCCAGGCTGATTTTGACCGCCAGGAGCGCGAAGCCGGCGCCGGTGCTCAGCCCAGCAGCCTGGAAAACGCGCAGCCCGCCGAACCGATCATCAAGAAGACCCGCAAGCCCCGCGCCAAGAAGCCCGCCGCCGGCCCTGCTGGCCTGGGCGTCTCCGACTTCCCGCGCCTGGACGCCACCCCTGGTGTGTTCGGCCGCCTGTCCGGCGAGCAGATGGCCAAGTTCGGCCTGTCCGACGCCATGCTGGATCAGTTCGTCGAACATTCGACAGTCGGCAAGATCTCGTCCGGCGTCGAATTCGTCAAGACGCCCGAGGAAGCCGCACATGTCGTCGCCGGCATGCGCAAGCGCCCCCAGGAAAACATCGTTCTCCTCATCACCGACAAGCAGGGGCGCCCGATCCAGATCGCCAGCCATCAGCTTGGCGGCCCGGCCTCGGCCGGCTTCAATCCTGGCATCCTGATCGGCACCGCGGCCAGCACCCCTGGCGCCGCCCAGGTCTGGTTCATCCACAACCACCCGTCCGGCAAGAGCTCCCTGTCCCCGGCCGACCTGGGCGCTGCCAACGCCGTCCAGAACCTTTGCGACGCCGCCGGCCTGAGGTACATGGCCACCATGGCCGTCGCCGGGTCCAAGTTCGCCTACATGGACAACCGCGGCAGCATCCTGTCCGGCCAAAACATCAAGCCGATGCCCCGCAAGTTCAGCGTTCCGCTGACCGAGCGGATGTTCTCCTACCGGGTCAGCCAAAGCACCGAAGCGCTCGGCGATCCCATGGTGCTCGGCAAAAAGTTCCTTGAGGTGTTCGGCCCTGACCAGCCTGGCATCATCCTGGCCGACAACTCCAACCGGCCCGTGGCTGCGATCCCGTTGGACGCCGATGTCATGCAAGCCATGAAGGCCAATCTCCCCGGGACCAAGCAACCCGGGTTCGCCAAATACGCCGCCGGCGTGGACCGGTCCGGAGCTGTCAACATGTTCATCTACACCGCCGGCCTGGACATGCCCACCGCGGTCAAGGTCATCGAAAACATGAGCAAGGTCGCCAACGCCACAAAGTTGACTGCCCTGGACGCCATGAACAACCAGGAGGTCACGCTTAGCCGGCACATCATCGGCTACAGCACCGACTTCAAGGAGTCCGGTTCCGACTACAACCGCGGCCAGGGCGAAGCCCAGGCGCCTGGATCGCTCCAGGACGTCGTCGAACAAGGTCTCTCCGGAGACCAAAAAAAAAAGACGAAGCGGTAGCGGAGGGTGACGCCGAGTACGAGGCCGGCCTGGTCGACCAATTCAAGGAGGTCATTCGCCAGGACATGGCCGACTTCGGCCTGGACACGCTCAGCGACGCCGAGCTCGGGCAGCTGGCCGCGCATGTGGCCGCCGCTTCGGCCGACGCCCGCGCCCAGGCCGGGGCCAACATGACCGACGCCCAGCGCGACGAGATCAACACGATCGAGATGGACGCCCAGGAGCAGTGGCTGCGCGACCGCCAGGAAGCCCAGGGCATGAACGAGCCCGGCGCGGCCTACGACGACGGGGAGAACCAGGCGATCCCTGGCGGCGGCCGCGAGGCTTTCCTAAAGGCCAAGCCCGAAAGGAACCCAGCCTATTACACCGAGATCGGCCACGATCCGGACAAGGTCAAGGACAGCTACATGTTCGTCGTCGGCAAGGACGGCAGGATGCGCGTTGTCCGCGTGTCCGACCTCCAAGAAATCGTCTCCAAGAGCGTAGACAAGCACGTTGAGACCGACCGCAAGGGACGCGAGGTTATCCAATACACCCTTCCCGGTAAGAATTACGACATCGACTATTACGCAAACGACGACGGCAGCATCAACTTGGACGACCTGACGCACAACGACTGGGAGATGGCTACGTCGGTCGGGTCCTCCCAGATCTGGAAGAATTCCATCGCGTTTGGCCGCGTCGAGGTGAGGGACGGCAAGCCGATCATTGCGCTTGGCGGCCTTGGCTACGCCCACGAGGGCATGACCACCGAGCAAATCAGGTCCACAGTCCGGGAGGCCGTCGAGAAGGCCATCAAGGACGGCCAGATCACCGGATCAAACCAGCGCGCAGTCGCCTTGGATTTTTCGGGTTCCGACGGAAACGGATTTGATAGCGGATCCCCTGGCGCTTTTGAACCCGGCGCCGCCTACGACGACGGCGAGAACCAGGCAATCCCAGGCGGGGGCCGCCAGGCCTGGCTTAAAAAACAGGCCGAGCTGCGCGCCAAGAACGAGCTGCCCGGCGCCAAGCGGATCCAGTGGTGGACCGACATCGGCCACAAACCCGGCAAGGAAGCCCGGCAAAAAACCTGGCTTTGGGCCTACGACAAGCAGGGCAAGCTCCAGATCATTAACGAACAGGAATTGCACGAAAAATTGTACGGGAACAGGATCGGCGATAAGGCCACCCACCTGGACTGGGAAGAAATGTTCATGCCCGGTCTTCTGGCCGGAGCGGCCCATGGCCGGATCGACGCCACCGGAGATGTGATCCGCGTGTCCCTGGCCGGCCGGATCAATGACGATACATTCCGGCAACAGGTGAAGCAGGAGCTGGCCGAATACATCGGCGTTGATGTGGACAAGGTGAAGGGCTACGACTTCACCGGCGATGGCATGCCCGAAGTGTTTGAGCCCGGCGAAGGACGCCGCTTGTTCAGCCAGGGATCCAACAGATCCCTGCCATCGGCTGCCATGAGCAAGGAGGAAGTCATCGCCGCCGCCGAGGAGATCTTCGGCCGCGATGTCGTGAAGGCCATGATCGACTCCGGCCTGGTCGTGTTCGCCGAAGGCAACTGGGACCAGGACCTGAACCTGACTTTCCAGGAACAGATCGAGACAACCGGCGCCCAGGGCTGGGCCCACAAGGGCAAGACCTACATCATGGCCGACATGCTGGACGACAAGGCTCAGGTGAAAGCCATCATCCTGCACGAGCTCGGCCAGCACCTCGGCTTCGGCGACGACATCGCCTCGGTCCAGGAGTTTTTCTTCGACATGCGCGAGCGCGCAGCCGGGGGCGACAAGATCGCCGAAGACGCCGTCCGCATGGCCACCTGGGCCATGCTCATGGACGGCCGGTTCCGGGGCGCCGTCTCCAAGATCGCCGGCGGCAAGTTCTCCAAGTACATCAAGAACGCACAACGCTACCAGGACTTCGGCAACTTCGACATGTCGGACGCCGAGATCGATCAGCTGATGGACGAAATGCTCGATCCGGCCGGCAACTGGGGCGATGACTTCGACCGCAAGGCCTTCGCCGGCGTGATGATGGAGGAGGTCGGGGCCTATGTGCACAACGCCCGATCCAGAGCCAGCGACAAGGAGAAGGCCCTGGGCCTGTGGCAAAGGTTCCTGGGCTTCGTGCGCCGGGCCGTCTGGAACAAGTTCGGCCGGAAGTTTGGCCTGGGCGCCTTCACGACCGCCGACCTGGAGATCATGGCCGTGTCGGCCGTCAACCGCCAGGCCGAGCGAGGCAAGTCAAACGAAGGGCTGCCCACCGGCAAGCGCTTCAGCCTGAATGCCGCCGGCGTCGAGGCCTTTAAGGCCACCCAAGGGATGGACGATAAGACCAAAAAACCCGAGGAGGTTGTGTCGAAGCTTTCTGAAGCCGGCGGCAAGATGCTGACTCCTGGCTACCCGCAAGCCGTCAAAGAGCTTTCTGAGGTCCTTAGAAATCTCAGCCCGGAATACGACCAGTGGACATTCAGCGAAGTCAACGCGACCGGCCCCGCTGGCGAGAAACTCTACACGGCTGACGCCGTGGCCGCCGGCAGGATCGGAACCGACCCTCAGGACCCTGCCAGTGAATTCAAGCCTGGAGCGATCACCCAGAAATACATGGGCCAGCAGATTGTCCTGCAGCGCGGCATGCAGTACTCCGGCAAGAAGGGCCTGGCCGGCACAGGCACCTTGGGCGAGGAGTCCGGGTTCGGGCTTGCCCACCTACTGAAGCACGCCGGCGCCATCACCGCCCGTCACGCGGCAATCCGGGCTAAAAAGGAAGGCACTGATTTTAGACGAAACCTGGATCAGTCGCGCATTGATGTATTCGCGGGCATCATAGATGCCGTGAATTACACGATCGCCAACGCCAAGCATCGGATCGAATACAAGGATGCCAACGGAAACGTCACCAAGGTGACGCTTGTTGACATGGAGACCGGCATCCAGGTCGTGCTCACCCCTGTCGACAACGTGATGACTGTCCGCACAGTTTTCCCGGTCGGATCTGCCAACGAAGGCGATGACATGGGGCATGGCCCGAAGACCATTGAGAAAATCGCCAATGGATCGTTGGACATCAGGAAAAAAGCCGAAGACTTCGGGAAGATGCAGGAAAACCTCCTGGCCGGAAGCACCGCCGGTTCGCTTGAGGAATTTGAAAACAAGGCACCAACGCCCCAGGGAGCCAAGAACGCGGCCGAACAAGTTAACGAAACAAGCGTTTCCGAAGAAGTCGGCGGCGACATGCAGAACCCGACCCCGACATCCCCCCCGCCGATAAAGCCGTCGCGCCGCTATTCCATGGCGGCCCCGACGGGCGCTGCTCCGGTCAACCCGGAAGTCTCCGCGATGCAAAAGGCCTGGGACGTCGTCACGCTGCGTTACTTCAGCGGCATCAGCGTCAAGGCCCACCAGAACGCCCGCCGTTTTCCGGGCGCCTCCATCCAGGCCGTGGCCGACATCATCCACAACCGCCCCGGCATGCAGGGCAGCGCGGCTCCGCGATCGTTGCCGACATCGATCTCCACCGCCAGGGGCCGTTTCACCAACCGGTTCCGGGACATCATGGAACCCATGCGCGACCACTTGGGCGCCATGACCACGGCCAGCCGCGAGCAATTCTACGAGAAGCTGACCGACATGATCACAGGTCGACGCAACCTGGACGGCGGCTTCGTCGGCCAGATGGCCGACAATCTCAAGAAGCTGATGGCCGAGCTGCACGCCTACCGGGTCGAAGCCGGCGAAGACCTGGGCCAGGTACAGGATTACTTCCCGGTCGTCTACAATTCCGACCTGATCATCAAAAACCGGACCCAGTTCCTGGCCGATGCCGAGCGCGCCTACAAGATCGAGCTGTCCAAGACCATGTCCGGCCCTGAGCTCGATGCAACAGCCGCGGCTTCGGCCCTGGCCCTGTACAACACCCATGTCCGCGGGATCGGCGCCGATCAGTTCGGCAGCCTGTTTGACCTGACCAGCCCGGGGGGCCGCGAAAACACCGCAAAGGAGCGCGTGTTCGGCCGCCAGGCCCAGAACATCATGCGCGCCTGGCAGTCCAACGACCCCTTCCTGGTGATCACCCGCTACATCGGCGGCGCCACCAAGAGCGCGGAGCTGGCCCGCCGGTTCGGCGCGGACGGCACGGGCTGGGCCAAGTATTCCCAGGGCATGGAAGCCGAAGGGGTTCCCCACGAGGTGATCGAGGAAATGCACCAGCTGGTCTGCCAGGCAGCCGGCGTAGGCACCCCTACCCTGGGCAAGAAGGGCCAGGGGTTCATGGATTTCGTAGCCCTGTACACGGCTGCCACCTCTTTGGGCAAGAGCTTCATGAGCAACCTGTTTGAGCCCATCGCCATGGGGATCAGGGCCGGCAGCCCGATCTACGCGCTGCGCGCCTACGGCGAGACCTGGGCCCGGGCGCTCAATGAGATCAGCCGCGACCTACCCCTGGTCAACCGGCTCAGCCAAGGCAGCTTCTGGCAGCAATACGGGGAGCAGATCGGCACCATCCAGAATAGCCTGGAAGACGCCTGGATGACCACCCACAGCATGGAGCTGGGGATGGACAACCAGAACCCCAAGATGCGCTGGTGGACCAACCGGGTCTACAAGGCCAACCTAATGGAGGCCACGGAAACCGCCAAGCAACAGGCTTCCCATGCCCTGGGACACAGCTACATCGGCGACCTGTGCAGCATGATCTCCGGCAACCATTGGATGAACATGTTCGGGATGGATACCAGCCGGTCAGCCGGCCAGGACCTGGTCGAGCTGGGCGTTCCCGAGGCCCAGCACCAGGCCTTCATCTCCTGGTTGCAGGGGATCAACGCCATGCCCCGCAGCCAACGCCTGGCCGCCATGACCGACGGAAGCGACATGTCCAAGCTGTACGAGGAGGCCCAGGTCCGGTTCACGAACCAGGCCGCGATCCGAGCCAACCGAGCCCACCGGCCGGTGTTCCAGGATAACATCTTCGGCAAGATGTTCCTGCAGCTGCAAAGCTTCAGCTACTCCTACGCGGCCGAGGCCAACAGCCGTATCTACGACAACGCCAAGCGCGCGATCTCCAGTGGCGACTACACCTTGGCCGACCGGCTGCGCTTGGCCGCCCCGACCATGATGCTGCCCCTGGCGGCCATCGCTTTCTCGGCCATGTTCAAGCTTCGGCGCGAGCTGTTCCCGACCGAGGCCACTGTGAAGCACGAGAACGATCCGTGGTGGGCCCAGTTCACCGACGCCGCCTCCTACGCCGGCATTTTCGGCCCCAAGGTCGAACAGGCCATCAAGTTCATCGCGCGCGATCAGCCGCCTGGCGGCATCCCCGGCCAGCACGCGATCAACGTCGGGCGCGCCGGAAAGAAGTACCTGGAGGCCAGCATGGCCGACGAAGAAAAGCAGCCCAGGGCCATGGCCGCCGCCAACAAGGCTGCTGTCAAAGCTGCTATTCCGCCGATCAAAGGCGCTGCGGTGGCCGGCGCTGCCGCCATTCACCCGATTGCCGGCGCGGCCATGTCCATGGCCATGAACGACACGACCCTGTCCAACATGGCGATCGAGGCCACGCAACCGGAGTCACCCGACAAAAAGAGGGAGCCCAAGAACCCATACAATTATCGCCAACCCCGACCCACCCCTGGTAAATAATCATCACCATGATCGCCCTGCTCCTAGCCTCTGCCTTTTCCTTCATCGCCGGTGCCGTCGGCGGCGCGTTGCTGTACCGCAACAATGTCGCCAAGGCCCAGCGCCTTGAGCTGAAGGCCAAGACCATCGCCGACGAATTCAAAAAGTGAAGGCCCTCCTGGCAGTCACCTTGATCCTGGCCAGCTGCGCCACGCCGCCGGCCCCTGATCCGCAGCCGTCCCCCGGCAGCGAAGCCCTGGACAAGATCGGCAAGACCCAGGACAAGATCGACGGCCGGGTGGCCGGCGCCCTGGTGGCGATCGAGACCAACGCCGAGAGGCCGGCCGTGGTAAGATCCGAGGCCAAGCTAGCCCAGGCCTATCTGCCGCCGGCCAGCGAGGGCGACAAGGCCTTCGCGCTTGCCCGGGCTGCGGCCCAGGACGACAAGGCCTACCAGGCCCAGATGGAATACGCGCGCAAGGTCCTGACCAAGCTGACGGCCGATTGGAACGAGGGCGAGAAGCGCGCGGCTGCAAGCGCAGCCGAGATCAAGGCGCTGAAGGACCAGAACAAGCAGCTCCAGGCCGACTTGGTCCGGATCGAAAAGGACTCTGATCGAAAGATCTGGACTTTGACCGGGGCCGTCCTGGTCGTCGCCGGCGGCCTGGCCATGGCCTTTGCCAGCATCAAGAAAGGCGCCCCGCTGCTCCTGGCCGGGGCCTTTGCCGGCGCCATTCCCTACATTATCGACAGCCCCTGGTTCGCCTGGATCGCCGGATCCACCCTGGCCATGGGCGCCGGGCTCCTGGCCTGGATCGCCTTCGACAAAGCCCGAGACACAGTCAATGAGCCCCCCTCCCCCGAACAACCCTGACGAAGTCAACCAGGTGATCCGCGACGGGGCCACGGCAGCGGCCCTGGGCGCCGGCGCCATGACCGCGCGCCTGGTCATGAGCACCGAGAAACAGTCGATCGGGTATGTGGCCCGCCGGATCTTCGTCGCGTGCGTCGTCGGTTTTTTCAGCTCCATGGTCGTGAAGGAATACATCAGCTCGATCCACCTTCAGTTCGCGGCCGTGGGCGCCCTGTCTTATGCGGCCCCGGAAGTCGCCGACTGGACCCTGGCCATGGTCCGAACCAAGCTCAACGCCAAGCTCGATGAAGCCAAAGCTCAAGCCAAAGCCGGAAAGCGGAAACGCTAACGACATCTACGCCGTAGGAGTATCGGCCATCGTGACCATCCTGTGCGCCGGGGTCACGGCCTGGCTGCTGCAATACACGATCCAGAGTTTCCAGGACTCCAACACGATGGCCCTCCTGATCACTGATGCCGGGGTCAAGTCCGACGACAAGAACCTGGAGCACCAGCTGAGCCAGGCGACCCTGGCCATGAAGGCCACGCGCGACATCGCCCTGGCCATGGCGTTCGGATCCACGGCCGTGCTAGGTGCTATCATTTACCGGGTCGCAAAGAACCGCTGACAGTCCTACAAATTGTGGTTGCGCGATGACCTGGGCCGGGCAGGGTCCGTTCATCCCGATGTATCAGCTTGATGTCAAAGCCATCATCAAACGCTTCGGCGGCCGCACTGAGCTGTGGCGCCGGCTGAACACCACCATGCGCCACAGCATCTCGGTCAAGACGATCGAGAAATGGACCGAGCGCACATCCATCCCGTCCTCCCAGCTCCTGATCCTGATGGAGCTGGCCAAGCGCGAGGGCAAGCCCCTCATCATTTCTGAGTACGTTCGCACGCTCCTACCCGGACCCAATTCCATCCACCAAAACCGACATGACTGAAATCAATCCCGATACCAAGCTTCCGCGCGCTTCCGTGCCGGAGCTGGCTGACAACATCCGCAAGCTCGACCTGGCTATTGCCAAGCTGGAAGCTGCCAAGGCCACGATCCAGAACGCCCTCAACGAGCGCACCAAGGACCAGCTTGCCGCGGCCCTGGCCGAGGCCGGAAAGACCCAGGGGTCCATCACTGTGGACATCGACGGCGTGAAGCTCAACTACGAGCTCAAGCCCAAGATCACCTGGGACTCCAAGCGCCTCCAGGCGGTAGCCGCCGAGATGCCCTGGGACAAGGTTGAGAAGATCTTCAGCATCAAGTTCTCCGTCAAGGAGACCACCTACAAGGCCCTGACCGACGACACCCTGATCGCCTCCCTGAACGAGGCCCGGACTGTCGAGCACACCGACCCCAAGATCAGCCTGGCGTAAGTTTTCCACCCAACCCAACCGACATCATGATCCGCATCATCAAAGCGGACGACCGACTCAAGGCCGTCCCCAAGATCAACATCGCCATCTTCGGCCCGTCCGGAGTCGGCAAGACCACGCTCGCCCGCACGCTCGACCCCAAGACCACGCTGTTCGTGGACCTGGAGGCCGGCACCCTCGCCATCCAGGACTGGTCCGGCGACGTGCTGGATGTCCGCGAAGCGGCCATCGGCCTGGGCGCCCACCCCTGGGAGATCGCCCGCGCGCTCGCCCTCTACATCGGCGGGCCCGATCCCGCCGACCGGGATGGCCCCTACAGCCAGGCCATGTACAACAAGGTCGCCGAGGTGTTCGCCGGCGTCGACCTGTCCAAGTACACGACCATCTTCGTGGACTCCATCACTGTCGCCTCGCGCGAGGCCCTCAAGTGGTCGCAGATCCAGCCCGAGGCCATGTCCGAGAAGACCGGCAAGCCCGACAATCGCGGCGCCTACGGGCTCCTGGGCCGCGAGATGATCCGCTGGCTGACCCATCTGCAGCACAGCAACAAGTCGATCATCGTGGTCGGCATCCTCGACTCCGAGAAGGACGACCTGAACCGCATCTCCTGGACGCCCCAGATCGAGGGCTCCAAGACCGGGCGCGAGCTGCCGGGGATCTTCGACCAGGTCGTCACCCTGCAATCCTTCACCACGCCGGAAGGCCTTGGCTACCGCGGGCTGGTCTGCACCCAGATGAACCCCTGGGGCTACCCCGCCAAGGACCGCTCCGGCCGCCTGGACATGGTCGAGCCGCCCCACCTGGGCGAGCTGATCGCCAAGATCCGCACCGGCCAGCGCATTGACACCAACATCGTCACCACTCTGCCGCAAAAGGCATCCTAAAAACCAACCCAAAAAACCCAAAAAACATCATGTTCACCTCCCAATCCGGCGCCTCCGGTTCCTCCGGTTCCAGCGCGCCCCTCATCCCGCACGGCACGCTCGCGTTCGCCGTCGTCAAGCCGACCGGCATCAAGGAGTCCAAGAAGACGGGCGGCACCTACGCCAACCTGGAGCTCACGATCTCCGACGGCCCGTACACCGGCCGCAAGGTCTGGACCATCGTCTGCAACCCCCAGGATGAGCGCAACCAGAACCAGGCCCTCCGCAACGAAGGCAAGAACGACGGGGCCGCGATGGGCCTCGCCGCCATGTGCCGCATGTTTGAGGCCGCCGGCGTGTTCAACCCCCTGGACGCCCGGTCCTACGACAAGTTCAACGGCGTCGCCTTCAACCAGGTGATCGCCGCGCTGGAAGGCCTGACTGTCGCCATCAAGGTCAAGATCAAGAAGGGCGAGCAGGGCTACGACGACAAGAACGAGGTCGCCGAATTCCTGTCCCCGGCGCCCACCTCGGGCACCAGCAAGCTCTGGTCCCAGCTGACCGGCGACGGCTCGGCTGCGCGCAAGACCGCGTTCGGCCAGCCCGCCTTCGGCGCCCCCGCCCAGGCTCCGGTGCAGCCCCAGGTTCGCCCGGCCGCCCCGTCCCAGCCGACCATCAACAACGGCCCGAAGTGGATCACCAAGCGCGCCAACGGCGATCTTGGTCTCGACAACAACGGCAACAACCCGTTCTGATCAACGCCGGCCAGGGAAACCTGGCCGGTTCTCTTTCAAGGTAAGGGGCGTGGCAGGAAAGTAAGGAGGAGTCGGTTCCATCCCGGCTACCATGCCTTCATCGGTGAAGCCTCCGGTTGGACGGCCTATCCCGACGCCCCCCATCCTGCATACCGACATGCAACTACGCCCACGGCAGCGCGACTTCGTCCAGCGCTGCATCGACGCCCTTGAGTCCAAGGGCAACACCCTGGGGATCGCGCCAACCGGCGCCGGCAAGACTGTCATGCTCTCGGCCGTGGCCAAGCGCATGGGCGGCCGCGCCCTGATCCTCCAACACCGGGATGAGCTCGTGGCTCAGAACCGGTCCACTTTCAAGGCGGTCGCCCCGGAGATCGAGACCGACCTGTACACCGCGGCCCGCAAGCGCTGGTCGCCGGGCGTCACCTTCGGCATGGTCCAGACCCTGTGCCGCCAGGACAACCTGGAGTCCATGCCCAAGCTGGATCTGCTGGTGATCGACGAGGCCCACCATGTGGCCGCCAACAGCTACCGCAACATCATCAACCACGCCCGGACCATGAACCCGGCGCTCAAGGTGTTCGGCGTCACGGCCACCCCGCAGCGCGGGGACGGCGCGGCCCTGCGCGAGGCCTTCGACAACATCTCCGACGTGATCACCCTGGGCGAGCTGATCTCGTCCGGGTTCCTGGTGAAGCCCCGGTTTTTCGTGATCGACTGCGACATCCGCGGCGACCTGGCCAATGTCAAGACCACGGCGACCGACTTCGACATGGAACAGGTGTCCAAGATCATGGACAAACAGGCGGTCAACGACCGCGTGATCCAGGAGTGGAAGGACAAGGCCGGCGACCGCAAGACTGTCGTCTTCTGCTCCACTGTCTCCCACGCCGGCCACGTCATGGAGGGGTTCAAGCAAGCCGGCATCAAGACCGACATGGTCCACGGCGATCTGCCCGACCTGGCCCGGCGCAAGGTGCTCAAGGCCTTCGACAAGGGCGAGATCCAGGTGCTGATCAATGTGGCCGTCCTGACCGAAGGCTGGGACTGCCAGGACGTCAGCTGCGTCGTCCTGCTGCGCCCCTGTTCCTACAAGGGCACCATGATCCAGATGATCGGCCGCGGGCTGCGCAAGGTCGACCCGGCCCGGTACCCCAACGCCCTGAAATCCGACTGCATCGTCCTGGACTTCGGCTACTCCCTGCTGACCCACGGCTCGATCGAGTCCGACCCGACTGTCGGCCAGGACCGCGAGAGCGGCGGCCGCATGAAGGCCTGTGAGGGCTGCGGGATCGAGATCCCAGCCGGCGTCAAGATCTGCCCGGTGTGCGGCCACATCCACGAGACCGAGGCCGGCGAACGCGAACCGCGCAAGCCCCTGGAGGAATTCGTGATGACCGAGATCCACCTAATGGAGCTCTCGCCCTATCGGTGGCAGGACATGTTCGACGGGGCCGTCACCATGGCCAACGGGATCGACGCCTGGGCGTGCCTGGTCGACCATGACGGGATGTGGCATGCCGTCGGTGGCCGTCGTGAGACTTCGGTGAACCTCCTTAACCGATCCAAGGACAAATTGCAGGCCCTGGCTTCGGCCGACGACTTCCTGCGCGCGCACGGCGACAAAGAAGCTGCCAAGAAGACCAAACGCTGGCTGTCGCAACCGGCTTCCGACAAGCAACTGTCACTGCTTGGCCTTGCCGGGGGCATGGCCTTCGGCATGACCAAGTACCTCGCGTGCTGCCTGATCACCTGGAAGATTAACGAACCCCGCATCCAGCGCACCATCCTCAACTAATGTTCCAGGAACAAACACCGGACCCGGTGGCCGCCGCCGTCGTCGCATCACTCAGTGAAGCCATGCTCGCCAAACGCGCCGGCCAGGAGCGCCGCCAATACCTGGGCGCCTCCATGTGGGGCGACCCGTGCGACCGGAAGCTCGGCTACATGTACCACAAGGCCAAGCCGGACGCCGACTTCAAGGCCGACACCCTTCGGATCTTTGACATGGGCCACGACGGCGAGGCCCGCATGGCCGAGTACCTCAAGCGCGCCGGCTTCCAGCTCCTGACCGAGGGCGAAGACGGCAAGCAATTCGGCTTCTCGGCCGGTGGGGGCAAGCTCAAGGGCCACATTGACGGCGTGATCCTGGGCGGTCCGGCCGGCGTCGCCTGGCCCGCTCTCTGGGAAAACAAGGCCCTCAACGAGAAGGGCTGGAAGGAGGCCGTGACCAAGGGCATCAAGGTCGCGAAGCCCCTGTACTACGCCCAGGCCCAGGTCTACATGGCCTACATGGAGCTCCAGGTCTGCGTCTTCACGATCCAGAACCGGAACACCGGCGAGGTCCACGCGGAGATCATCCCCTTCGACGCCCTGGCGGCCCAGGAGGCCAGCGACCGGGCCGTCCGGGTCGTCAGCTCCAGCTCGCCGATCGAGCTGAACCGGATCGGCCGGGAGTCCACGGACTTCCGCTGCAAGTTCTGCGACTTCAAGGGCACATGCTGGGCCCAACCAATCACCACAAACCCCCAACCAACCACACCGAAATGGCTAAAAAAGTAAGCAAGCGCGAGCTCCTGCAGCTCGAAAAGGAGGGCAAGGCGTTGCGCGCCCTGGTAGACGAACACGCCGACGGCGAGATGCTCGTGGCCGACGGGCTCGACGCCGCGATCATCGGCATCACCGAGGGCGTCTCCGAACCGGTCGTCGCCTACAGCTACGACAAGTGCATCGAGATCTTTCGCATCCGCGACGGCATGACCGAGGAGGACGCCCTGGAGCACATGAGCTTCAACGTCACCGGCGCCTACGTCGGCCCGCGCACACCCATCTTCATCCGGCTCCTGTGAAACGCGCGCGCTTCAGCTTCAAGGGCGTCGAGATGACCTACGCCCGGATGGAACGGATCAAGGCCCTGCTGCCGCTCATGCACCGGGCCAACAGCTCCGGGATGAACGTCAACCAGGCCGCCGAATGGATGGGCTGGTCCGCGTCTTCGCTGCGCAACTGGTCCCGGATCCTTGGCTTTGAGTGGCGCAACCGCCGCAAGCGCAAGGGCTACAAGTACGACAAGACCGGTTGGGAGGCGAAGATCGTCGCGCTGCGCGCCAAGGGCATGACCCACGCGCAGATCGCCAAGGAGCTTGGCGACGTCGGCGCTCACAACATTTCCCGTTTCATCAAGTTCCAGGGCCTCCAGGTCCCGAACCGGAACAACCGGCTCCTGCCATGAAGGCCGAGATCGACTCCTATCTGTCCGTCGTCTTTGGCGGCTGCCCCGACCAGGGTTGGGTCAACATCCGCGGCCTGGGCGAGAAGGGCACGCCCCAGGAGGGCAAGTTCCGCGAGGACATCTTCATCGACCTGGCCACCATCGGCGGCCAGCCCGAAGCC